ACCCTGAAGAGGAAAAACTTATGACCGATATATTTGAGGACATAATTGATGAGGCCGACGCCCTCTCTAGCGTCGATACTGGAACTGGAAAGCAACTAAGCTCTTTGGTTCGTAATCTCCGTAACGTCGAGCAACAGATCGAGGACGCGGAGGAACACCTCAAAGCACTGAAGCAAGAGAAGCACAAGCTCTCGGTTGAAAACATCCCAGCCTTGATGGATGAGATGGGTGTCGAGCGTCTGGACGTTGACGGCGTGACCGTTGAAAGAAAGATGATCGTTAGTGCATCGATACCAGCAGCGCGTAAGGACGAGGCGTTCTCGTGGCTGCGGGACAACGGGTTAGATGACATCATCAAGAACGATGTGACCTGTTCCTTTGGTAAAGGTGAAGATAATGTTGCGGGGGATGTCGTTGGACTCCTGCAAGAGCGTGGCTTTGATCCAAAGACCAAGACCCACGTTCACCCGTCCACACTCAAGGCGTTTGTGAAGGAGCGCATTACGGACGGTAAACCGATTGACCTTGATATGTTCGGGGCATTTATATCCAACGCTGCACAAATTCGGAGGAAAGCATAATGGGCGCAGTTGCAAAGAAAAAAGAAACCGCAGTATCGACCGATGTAATGGACGATATCCTTGAGTTCGCTGGCGAAGGTGCGGCGTTTGACAGTAGCGAGATGCAGATCCCGTTTGTTCGGATCTTACAGGCGATGTCACCGCAACTGAAGAAGCGCGAGGCAGAGTACATTGAAGGCTCTGAGCAAGGTGATATGTTTAATACTGTGACCAAGCAGCATTGGACGGGGGAAGATGGTATTACTGTTATCCCGTGCTACCAAACAACCAAGTACCTGGAGTTCACACCTCGTGATCAGGGGGGTGGTTTCCGTGGCGAGATACCTGCGACCGATCCAGTATTGCAAAGAACCGAGCGGCAGGGTGCAAAGGAAATGTTGCCCAATGGTAACGAGTTGGTTAAGTCAGATCAGCATTACTGTTTGGTTGTGGAAGCTGACGGCACGTATCAACCTGTGGTGATCGACATGAAGTCGAGCCAGTTAAAGGTCAGTCGCCGTTGGAAAACTCAGATTGCAATGCAGAAGATCAAGCACCCAAAGACGGGCGCAATGATTACGCCTCCGTTGTTTGCAACGCAATGGAAGTTTACTACGATAGAAGAGAGCAATGACCAAGGGTCGTGGTTCAACTATCAGATAGAGAAGGTTGGGCTGCTTGAGAGCCGCGACCTTATGCTTGAAGCTAAGTCGTTTCGCGATAGCGTTGCGGCTGGCGAAGTGAAAGCTGCACCGGAGGAGGGCTCCTCCACAGTTTCCTCTTCCAACTCGGATGAGATACCGTTTTAGCAGCCTCGGGGGACAGCGGGTACTGTCCCCCTTTTCACTTTGGAGCAGTAGATGTCACAAGCTAAAAGACTGCTTGCCGCATATGTTGGGGCGTCGAGTGCCCATGGGACAACGATAGTTGGACGCATAGGACGGAACGGTAAGGCAGAATCACAAAGCAAAATTATACGGGAGCCTCTGACCGAGGATCTTGTTCAGGCGCACATCGACGGTACGCATGGGGTTGGGGCGATCCCGATCAACGAGAACAACGAATGCAAGTTCGGGGCTATCGACATCGATGTGTATGACTTGAACCATAAAGAATTGCAGGAGCGCATACGCAAGTTGAAGCTCCCGTTGTTTCATTGCCGCTCGAAGTCGGGCGGTGCCCACCTGTATTTGTTCCTCAAAGAGTTTGAGCAAGCAGCCGTGGTCCGTGAGTACCTGACCGAGATGTCGATCATGCTTGGTCACAGTGGTGTGGAGATCTTTCCAAAGCAGGACAAGATCATTGCCGAGCGCGGGGACGTGGGCAACTTTATCAACATGCCATACTTTAATGCAGAGTTACCGCAGCGGTTTTGTTACAACGAGAAGGTCGAGGCGATGGAACTCGACGAGTTCTTGGATGCGGTGGACAAGGGCCGTGTTGCGCTGTCTGATCTAGAAGCGGTACGGGCCACGACTAAAGCGCGTAAGCATTTCACTGACGGGCCTCCGTGTATACGGGAGATCTTTTCGGACGGGCCGCAGTCGGAGCCGAGAAACAAGCTGCTGTTTTTTATCGGGGTGTACTGCAAGAAGAAGTTTCCTGATGATTGGCACGGGGCGGTTGAAGAGTACAACCGAACTTTGTTTTCTCCACCGCTGCCGTCGAAGGAAGTATCGACGATCATTCAGCAGCATGAGAAGAAAGATTACAGCTACACATGCAGCGATGAGCCGTTCAAGTCGTTCTGTGATCCGGCACTCTGCGTGTTGGCAAAGCATGGGATCAGCGACGATGCGCCGGATGCGCCACAGGTTGGTGGACTGACGATCATGCTGTCGGAACCACGGCTGTATTTTATGGATGTGAACGGAACACGGATCATGTTGTCCACAGAGCAACTACAGAACCAAACACTGTGGCAACGTGCATGCATGGAGCAGTGTATGTTTATGCCGCCTACAACCAAGGCCAACCGCTGGCAGCAGATGGTCAATGGGTTGATGAGCCAAGCCACATACATCGATGTGCCGGAAGAACTGACCGTGGCAGGACAGTTTAAAGATTTGCTGCGGACGTATTGCACGAGCCACATTCGGGCGATGGCACCGGAGGAGATTGACATGGGTAAACCATGGACCGATGGCGGCATTACGAAGTTCAAGTTGGAAGGGCTGTTGGAGTTTCTGCACAACCGCCGCTTCAATGTTACCAGCCGTGGGTGGGTGACACAAATGATCCGCGATATCGGGGGAGACAGCGGAGTGCAAAACATTAAAAAGCGTGGGCCCAAGGGGGAGAAGCGGAGCACGGTGCGATGCTGGTGGGTTCCTGCGTTTGACGAAGAGGAAGTAGAATTGCCTGCAAAGGAGATTAGTAATGACATCCCATTCTAACAGATTGCTGCGCGTGGGAGAGGTGGCGGATATCTTGGGGGTATCGCGTTCATACGTTTACAAGCTGGCGCAAAACTCGACCAGTTTCCCAAAGCCCATCATTCTTGGGGACGAGAGCAACAGGCGGTCATCAAGCCGTTGGGTTTTGACAGAGATAGAAGACTGGGTGAACACTAGGCCAAGGGGAAAAGAGTATGATACCGAAGGCTAAACTTATTCTGGGACCACCAGGTTGCGGCAAGACCTACCGTTTGATCGAGGAGATCAAAGACGCACTGGCACAAGGGGCGCACCCGTCACGCGTGGGGGTGATCTCGTTTACCCGCAAGGCTATCGAGGAGATGGTGACACGGGCGTGTGCCGAGTTCCAACTGGAGCCGAAGGACTTTCCGTTTATGCGAACGAGCCACTCGTTTGGGTTCCGTGGGTTGGGGCTACAGCCTACCGACATCATGAACAAGGAAGACTATGACAACATCGGGGCGATGGTGGGCCTGACCTTTGAAGGAAAGATAACCAACAATCTTGAGGATGGTATGTCGCTGCCTTCGATTGGAGGTTCGGGGGCCGTGTACCTACAGATGGTGGGCCGAGCACGGTTGCGGATGGTGGACTTGGACACGGAGTTCAACGAGACAGCGGACCGTAGTTTGTTTTACCCCAAGCTGCTGCAACTTCATGAGCAGATCGAAGAGTACAAACGTGCGGTCAACAAGTACGACTACGTCGATATGATTGACAAGTATATACAGGTGGGAGAACCCCCTGCTCTTGACTATTTGTTTATCGATGAGGCCCAAGACTTCACGCCATTGCAGTGGGAGATGGCGGCAAAAATCGCTGACGCATCTGACCAAGTCTTTATTGCTGGCGACGACGATCAGGCCATCCACCGTTGGACGGGCGTGGATGTTAATGTGTTTAACACATGCACCAATCAAGTGGAGGTGCTTGAGCAGTCGTACCGGATCCCTGCATCTGTGCATAGGTTAGCCGTGGACATTTCCAAGAGGATTGATGATCGTCACATCAAAGTGTTTAAGCCCCGAGAAGAAGAGGGCATGGTTGAGTGGGTCACATACCTTGATGAAATACCGCTGCACGAGGGGTCATGGACTATTATGGCTCGGACCAACGGGTACGTTCACGACCTGGCAAAGCGGATCAAGGAGATGGGCTTCAAGTATTCGTTGAAGGGCAGACCCAGTGTGTCGGAGAAGCTCGTGTCTAATTTGTATACATGGGACGATCTGTGCGCAGGTAAGTCTGTGGGACTGCAAAGGATCAAGGACCTGTATTCGTCGGTCCCGAAGCAGGGGCAGAATGCTGTTGTCAAGCGTGGCTCGACACAGATGCTGGATCTGTTGGCCCCTGACACGGAGCTTGACATGGATCGATTGCAGCAGGAATTTGGATTGTTGGCTGGGCCAGAGCAGAGCGCGTATGAGGTCATGCGCGTTGGCGAAGCTGAACAAGACTACATCGATGCGATGGAACGACGGGGCGATGACTTGCTGTCAGAGCCAAGGATCAAACTGTCTACCTTCCATGCGATGAAGGGAGGCGAGGATGACAACTGCGTTGTATCCCTTGCGTCAACCAAGGCATGTGTGGAGAGCGACCACCCTGACGATGAGCATCGTGCGTTTTACGTTGCAATCACACGGGCGCGGCACAATCTCTACATTCTACAGAGCAACAATAATTACAGGTATACGATATGAAACGTGACGAGATACTACAGACCGCGCAGGCCCTGATAAACGGGGAACGAGCTTCCGAGTACGGAGACGCTAAACAAAACTTTCAGGACATAGCGGATATGTGGTCCGTCTTTCTGAGTCGCCCGATAACTCGCCAAGAGGTTGCGGTCTGCATGGTCTTGGTTAAATCCGCACGGCTAATGAAATCCAACAAGGAGGATTCATGGGTCGATATCTGTGGGTATGCAGCTTTGGGGGGAGAAGAATGAGGTACACTTGGAAAGTTACAGACGATGGGATGAATGTGTACGAGGACGGTGTTAGAGTAGCGAAGTTCGAAACGAATCAGTTCGTGCATATACTTGCAGAGTTGTCCTCGCATGTGCGTTGGCAGCAAGTAAACAAAAACAAAAACAACTTCATTGAGAGCAAACGACAGCATGCAAAAGAATCTATTCGGGAGTGACCTACACCATCAGATCAAACATGAGTTGGATTTGATAGATGTAGATTGGAATATCCCACCAGACTATCCGGATCTGACCAGCTACAAAGATGTGGCTGTGGACCTTGAGACATACGACCCCAACATTAAAACACTGGGGCCAGGATGGGCGCGTAAGGACGGTCACATCATAGGCATAGCTGTAGCAGCGGGGGAGTATAAAGGCTACTTCCCAATACGGCACGAGAACGGACACAACCTTGATCCAAGGATCACGCTCAAGTGGATCAAGAAGCAACTGTCTGTGCCGGATATGAACGTGATCATGCACAACGCGACCTATGATGCTGGGTGGTTACGGGCCGAGGGCGTGGAGATCAAGGGCCGGATTATCGACACGATGATTACTGGCGCATTGGTAGACGAGAACCGTTGGTCCTTTGGCCTTGATGCTATGGCTCGGGACTTTGTGGCGTTGCGTAAAGACGAGAAGCTATTGCAAGCCGCAGCAAAAGAGTGGGGCGTGGATCCCAAGTCCGGCATGTACCTGCTGCCGCCCAAGTATGTGGGGACCTATGCAGAACAGGACGCCGTGGCAACGCTCAAACTGTGGGATGCACTGAAGGTGCAGCTAGAAGAGCAGGAGCTATGGCACATTTGGAACATCGAGACTGACCTGATTCCGTGTATGTTGGACATGCGAAGCAATGGGGTGCGGGTTGATCTGGACAAGGCCGACCAAAACAAGAAGCTGATTCGCAAGCAGACCTCCAAGCTACGCAAGTACATCGAGGGTGAGGCTGGCATGGAGGTGGACATCTGGGCATCGGCGTCGATCCAGAAGATGTTTGACAAGCTGGGTATGGAATACCTTACCACGGAAAAAGGGGCACCGTCCTTTACCAAATCGTTTTTAAACGACCACCCCTCCAAAGTCTGTCAGGCACTGGTTAAGCTGCGCGAGTTCGACAAGGCTGACTCTACCTTTATTGACAGCATCTTGCGCCATGAGCATAACGGACGTATCCACACGGAGCTCCACTCTACCCGCAGGGATGAGGGTGGCACCGTAACGGGTAGGTTTTCCTCATCGAACCCCAACCTCCAGCAAATTCCTGCGCGTGATCCTGACATCAAGAAGATGATCCGTGGTTTGTTTGTGCCGAACGAAGGATGCCAGTGGGGATCGTTTGACTATTCGAGCCAAGAGCCGAGGTTATTGGTACACTTTGCGGCGTCCATGCCTGATTACATGAGGCATCATGTGGTTAATGACATTGTTGAAGAGTTCAACACAGGGGACGTGGACCTGCACCAGATGGTCGCGGACCTTGCTGGCATCACACGGAAGCAGGCCAAGACTGTCAACCTTGGGATTATGTATGGCATGGGTGTAGCAAAACTGGCTGATCAACTTGGGATTCCAGCGGATGATGCGAAGTCTTTGATCCGTCAGCATCGGGACAAGGTGCCGTTTGTTAAGCAGCTTGCGGACGTGGCTACCAAACAGGCGTCAGAGAATGGTCAGATACGCACTCTGCTGGGCCGTAAGTGCAGGTTTCCGCTTTGGGAGCCTGTCACCTTCGGGGTAGGCAAACCCCTACCTCACGACGAAGCACAGAAGCAGTACGGCAAACAGATCAAACGGGCGTTCACATACAAGGCACTGAACAGATTAATCCAAGGATCCGCAGCCGACCAAACAAAACAGGCGATGCTTGATTGCTACAACGAGGGACTTACTCCTATGCTCACAGTTCATGATGAGCTATGCTTTAACATAGAGAGCCAAGAGCAGGCGGACAGGATTAAGGAGATCATGGAAACAGGAGTGCCACTCAAGGTCCCCTCTAAAATAGACGTAGACATCAAACCAGATTGGGGAGAAATAGAATGATCGATCCGAACATGAAAAGCCTTGGCCTTAGAGAAATGCACCCTGCGCAGGTAGAAGCACTGATGGAGTTCGTAGGAATGTCCATCAACCTAGCTGCGTTGACCCGCGACAAAGAGATCGTAGAGGAAACAGAGACCGCAGCCGATGAGCTTATTAGATTGTTCGGCGGCAACGGTGTGCGCGTGGTTGTCGAAACAGACTACTGATTTGCGCGGCGGTTTAGGATCTCTTGGTTAGCAGCCTGAGATGCGGGGTCACCGCCCAATAGACTTGGGGCCACGGTCCGAGCACGTTCAACCAATCCTCTTGTAACATCCCGTCCTGTGTCGATCACCGCGTCTGCGGCACGACCGACAAAGGTTTCGCTGGGCTGTGGTTCGGGGACCACGGTCACACTTGTTTCCTCTACAAGTATCGGAGTGAACTCTGGCTGGGTTTGTATAATCTCTGTGCCTCGGAACGTGTTGCCGACTTTGTTAATTGCTCCACGAGGCAAACGTTTTAGGATTCTATTCTCTTTTTTAATGTTTGTTTCGTTGTTTACTTCGCGAATTAAGTTACGGCTAACTTTGATCGGAGAGTAGCGGTTATTCATAATCTGAGTTAATTCTTTACGAGACACGCCAGTGTTTTTAAAAGCCCTGTATACTTCACCAACAGTCATTCCTGCGGCTCGGGCTTTCTCGATTTTATCTCGTAGTTCCGCTTGATGACGACGACGAGCTTCGTTCGCTTTTACATATGCGTTGACGATATCTTCTTCTGTCGCATCGTTGTCGTCAGCGACCTTTGTAAAGATCTGCACTGCACTTGAACGGTTGGCAGAATATTCTCCGCCAGCATAGCCAAGGCTCCGATCCACTTTGAGCTTCATGGGACGCACACCGATCAACATGGTTCCCGCTTCTTCGGCTATTGTGTACGGGTCACCCTCTTTAGACGGCATGTCTGTAACGGCGCGTGTGGCGCGACCAGGAACGAACTGCCCACCTTTGACTGTGGTAAACTGGTCTATAATACCTGGCATAAATGCGCCTGCTACATGGACCAAGGACTTTGAGAGTTTATCCCCCCACATTTCACCTGTCTCATAAATCTCTGCGCCAGTCTGAGTCTTGCCGTCTCGCATAGTGACATCAAACACACGCTCTGCTGCCAGTGCTTCTGACGCAAACGGTTCGGCAAACTTCTTAAACCCTTCCCAAGATGCAGCAAAGATCTGTTCTGC